GGGACGGTATGTGATGTCAATTAATGAATTTTTAGTAAGTCTACTGGTAAGTGTAACACCAGTTGAGATGGATGATAAACTGGTGATTAATGAATACTTAAATCAAGAGGCAGTTTGTCTTACACAAAATGTGTATTATGAAGCAAGGAATCAACCACTCGCTGGACAGATGGCAGTGATGTCAGTAACACTCAATCGTGTAAAGGATTCAAGATATCCCGACACAATTTGTGGTGTAGTGAAACAAGGCCCATCTCGACCAAGTTGGAAGGGAACTGGTGAAATGATTCCTATCAGACATAAGTGCCAATTCAGTTGGTTCTGTGATGGTAAGTCAGATGTTCCTGCTGATAAAGATACATATAATGAAATTTATCTCTTTACAACTGGGCTTGTTTCTGGTAGACTATCCTTATTAGATATCACAGATGGTGCAACACACTATCATGCTGATTATGTGTCGCCTTCATGGGCAAAGACTAAAACTAAGACTGTGGAGATTGAAGACCATATCTTTTACAGATGGGAGAAAAAATGAATATATTTTATCTAGATAAAGATGCAAAAGAAAGTGCAATGATGCACTGTGATAGTCATGCAAGTAAAATGATTGTTGAGTATGCACAACTTATGTCTACTGCACATCGTGTATGTGATGGTAAAGAAGTCAGGCGTTTGAGCAAATCAAATCGTTTGATGAAAACTTATGACCATCCAGAACCAGAACTAGACCATACTCTGTACAAGTCTTGCCATGTCAATCATCCTAGTGCAATCTGGGTACGACAGTCTAAGAAAAATTACAGATGGTTGTATGAAATGTGGACAGAACTAAACACAGAATTCATGTATAGGTATGACAAGGATGTACCACATCTTAGTTACAGTAAACTAAAGTATGCATTATTCAGTCCACCAGAAAACATGGAAGAGGGTGTATTCACAGAACCCACTCAGGCAATGCCCGATGATGTAAAGAACAAAAGTTCAATCACGGCATATCGAGACTACTATATAAAGTATAAGACGCATTTACACAATTGGAAGAACCGTACTGTGCCTTACTGGATGGAGATAAATAGTGCTACATAAGATAAGCGACCTATGCAATAAGATTGATGGTTTAAAGCAAACGTCTGATAGATTGAAGAATGCAAAGTATGGCCCAGTTAAACAGGACATTGGTACTATCAATCATTTGATAGACCTAATCCAATCAGAGTGTCTTACTATTGCAATGGACAAATCAGAGTATTGGAAATCCAAACCCAGTAATACTAGTATAGGTGTGATGTCTGAAGAAGAAGAACGAGAATGGAAAATCATGGACAAACAGAGAGAAGTCCAAAACAATTTTATTAAAAAGAGTACATAATGCCAACATTTACATTTAGAAATACTGAGACAGGTGAAGAGTTTGAAGATTACTTGTCTAATTCAAAAAGAGAAGAACTCTTAGAAAAAAACCCACACATCAAACAGATGCCATCAATGTTTTCGATTACTGGTGGAACTGGTGATAGGATTAAGAACGATGCTGGTTGGGGTGAGGTTTTATCTAAAGCTGCAGAAGCACATCCAGCTAGTGAGTTGGGACAAAGGTACGGTAAACAATCGGCAAAAGATATTAAAACAAATACGGTGTTGGCTAAACATCGTGCGAAATGGAGAAGTAATTAATGGCTAAAGCAAAAGACATTAGAATTGACCAAATGGTTAACATAAAACCATTAACTGAAAATCAAAAGAAAGCATTCGCTTCATACAAGAATGGTAAAAACTTATTCTTATATGGTGCAGCTGGAACAGGTAAGACGTTTGTAGCATTATTCAATGGACTACAAGATGTACTAAGAAATGAGACACCATACGATACGGTGTACATGGTACGAAGTGCAGTTCCTACTCGTGAGATTGGTTTCTTGCCAGGCGATGAGGAAGATAAGACAGCACTGTTTCAAGTTCCTTATCAGAATATGGTTAAGTTTATGTTTGAGATGCCAGGCGAACGAGAGTTTTCAAGTCTGTATGAAAGACTTAAAAACCAAGGTTCTCTAATGTTTTTAACTACATCATTTTTGCGTGGTATTACTTTAGACAACGCAGTTATCATTGTGGATGAGTGTCAGAACTTGACCTTCCACGAACTAGATACAATCATTACTCGTGTTGGACAGGACTCTAAGATTATTTTCTGTGGAGATTTCTTCCAGACAGATTTGATGAAGTCAAGCGATAAACAGGGAATGGTAAACTTTATGAAAATCCTAGATGCAATGGAACAGTTCGATAATATCGAATTTACTATTGGTGACATTGTACGTTCTGGTTTTGTGAAGGAATATCTTATCAATAAAATTAGGCTTGGTGTAGAATAAATCTATTGACAATAAGGTGACGATGGTGTATACTGTACACTAGAATATTAAATAATGAGGAAAATATGTTTGTACATAAACCAGTAGATATCCCAGAGGTATCAACAAAAAATATCAACCGTAAGCGATTCTATAATACGCCAACAGGTTTCTATCCATCTATCACAACGGTGTTGGGTGTTAGGAAAGAAAAGAAGATAGGACTTGCGAAATGGCGTGAACGTGTAGGAAACGATGTTGCAAATCATATTATGAGAACTGCAGCTGCTCGTGGGACTGCTGTTCACTCAATGGTAGAGGACTTTTTAAATAACAAGAATGTATTAAAAGAAGATTTTGCATTCTTACCTTGGTGTTTGTTCTCACAACTACAACCAACTCTGAAAGCAAAGGTAAACAATATCTATGCTCAAGAGGCAGGATTATGGAGTGAGAAGTATCGACTTGCGGGTCGTGTAGACTGTATTGCTGAATGGGATGGTGTTCCATCTATCATTGACTTTAAGACTTCACGTTCAGAACGTAAGGACGATTATAACTTTGAGTATTATATGCAAGCATCTGCTTATGCAGAGATGTTTGAAGAAAGAACAGGGATTGAAATCAATCAGATTGTTATCCTTGTTGTAACAGAAGATGGACTTGTCCAAGAATTTGTGAAGGATAAAAAAGACTATCTTCAAGATTTGGTTGAAACAATCGACCTATTTACAGAAGAGTGGTTAAAAGAAAATGAAGAAAGTAATGTTATCAATACTACCAGCGCTACTGTTTAATACAACAGTTGCAGTCGCAGAACCTTATTGGGCAACCAAGCCAGTTCAGTGTGGAACTTTACAGGATATTGTAGACAGCTCCAGAATTTATGGGGAGCAACCTTCAGTGGTTTTTGAAGGACAAGCAATAACTGAAAATGGAGAAAAGACAACTACTAAGTTTATTATTGCAACCAATGAGAAAAATCAAACTTGGACATTAATAGAATTTCCTGCTGGGAATGAGATAGGGTGTATTCTTGGAAAAGGAACTGGTTTAGTAAGATTGTTAGAGCAACATGAATCAATATGAATTTGCCTATTGACAATCAAATGCTTGTGTGGTATAAATATAATACAGTTTGCTTGATGCAGACCGAAAACTATATAGGACTTGGGGGCAGTACCCAACGCCTCCACCATAATTACTTAGGAGAAGTGCATGAGACAATGGTTACTTAATCTGAAATTTGTTGTTATAACAAAAGACTACTTTGCAGAACGCCAACGTAAGGCAGATGCAAAGATACCGAAATACCTTTCGGGTGATATGAGTAAACATCGTTTGCATACTACAAAGTATGAAGACCTTTGTAAGTAATTATGATGGGGGCGAACTAGGATCGACTAGTAGGAATAGGAAAGTTTAGAACTGTCGGGTGACTCCGAAAATGGTCAAAAACGATAATTGCAAATGACAATTATAATCCTGTAGATTACGCACTAGCTGCCTAATCGTACTGAGTTTTGAGGGTGTACTTGTAAACAGAAACATCCTCACCTTATCGGGTGATGCCGTAATACATCCATGCAGACCATATGGTAAGTCTGTTCGTTGCACCCAGTACTTATACACTGGCTCTGCTTTATAAGATTTGGGAGAGGGTATCCTTTCTGCTCTCTCCCAAGTTTAACTCTCAATAGGAGATTTGTTATGAAAAACAATTTGGAAGAACTTGCAGTGATGACACCTAAGAAGTTTGCATTGATGATAGAAAAGATGGTTAATGCTGGATTAGGACAAACAACATATATGGATGCAATATTAGACTATTGTGAGAAACACTCAATGGAGCCGGATGCAGTCGCACCCTTAATCTCCAAACCACTCAAGGAAAAAATAGAAGCAGATGCAAGAAATTTAAATTTCTTGCCACGAGTAGCAACCCTACCAATATAGGATATTTCTAATGGAAGCGTGGGATTGCTATCGGATGTACATTGGTCTGAAACTACACTTTACTACAGATTACGACTACAAAAAGTAT